ACGTGATTTCGACGCACAACGGCGTCGATAACCCGTTTAACGAGTTGGTCACGGATATCCGCGCCGGGCGTCGCAAGGGCGCGGTGCATCGGGTGACGTTTGAAGAAGCGCTGCAAGATGGGTTGTACCAGCGTGTATGCGTACGCCAGGGCAAACCATGGACGAAGGCTGCACAAGCTGCATGGGCGGCGGACGTGTACGCCTTTTATGGCGAGGGTGCAGCTGAGGAACTGGACTGCATCCCGGCCAACTCGGGCGGCGCGTGGCTGTCGCGTGCGCTCATCGAATCGCGCATGTCGGCTGACACCCCGGTGCTGCGCTGGGCGTGCAAGGATGGGTTTGAGTTGCTGGCCGACCAGATCCGCGCTGCCGAGTGCCGAGATTGGTTGGAGGCCACGGTAGCTCCCGTGCTTTCCTCTCTGCCCAAAGCGGGCGTGTCGTTTCACGGTGAGGACTTCGGTCGTAGCGGTGATTTGAGCGTACACGTTCCGCTGATTCAAACGCAGAATCTCACGCGCCGCGTGCCGTTCATTATCGAACTGCGCAATGTTCCTTTTCGCCAGCAGGAGCAGATCACGTTTTACCTGCTGGATCGTCTGCCGCGTTTGCTGGGCGCGGCGTTTGATGCGAGAGGCAACGGCCAGTATCTGGCCGAAATCGCTATGCAGAGATACGGGCCGACTCGCATCCAGCAGGTGATGTTGTCCGAGGGCTGGTATCGCGAGCATTTGCCGCCGATGAAGGCGGCGCTGGAAGACAGCACGTTGGAGAATTTGCCGCGCGATGCCGACGTGCTGGCCGATTTGCGGGCGTTGCAAGTCATCAAGGGCGTGCCGAGACTGCCCGACGTGCGGGCCAAGGGGCAAGACGCCGGAAAACGCCACGGGGATGCGGCGATTGCCTTGGCCTTGGCGTTTTACGCGAGCCGCGAATTGAACAAGGGGCCGGTGCGGGTGCATACCAGGGGCAGGCGGATGAGCGCCGGATTGTTGAAGGGGTATTGAGCATATGGCCACGCACAAAAGGGCGCATATCACAGAGGTGTTGGACAAGAATGCGGGGCTGTGGGTGTCGCCGACGCGCTTTGTGAGTTTTGCGGAAAAGCGGCAATCTGCGGCGATAGCCACGCGCACGCGGGTGGCGGGCGCGATGGCGGGCGGCATGGGGCAATGGTTGCCGAATCCGGATCCGGTGCTGCGCAAGATGGGCAAGAACATCCAGGTCTACCGTGACCTGCGCGCCGATGCGCACGTGGGCGGCTGTGTGCGTAGACGCAAGGCGGCGGTGTTGGCTTTGGAGTACGGCATTGATCGTGAAAATGCAGATTCTCGCGTAGTCGAATTCGTGGAAACCATGCTCGCGGGCTGGAAGCTGGACCGCATCATCTCGGAAATATTGGATGCGACGCTGTATGGGTATCAACCGCTGGAAGTGGTGTGGGACGTTGTGAGCGGCCCGGACGGCAAGGGTCGTCACGTGATTTTGGACATCGAGGGCAAGCCCGCCGAGTGGTTTGGGTTTGACGATGAGAACCGGCTGCGGTTCAAGGACAAGGACGCGGGGCCAGAGGGCATCATCGTGGCCGACGAGAAGGTGCTGGTGGCGCGCCAAGACGCGAGTTACGACAACCCGTATGGCGTGGCGGATCTATCCCGCTGCTACTGGCCGACGATTTTTAAACGCGGCGGGATGGAGTTTTGGCTCAAGTTCACGGAAAAGTACGGCAGTCCATTTTTGATTGGCAAGCATCCGCGCGCGACGCCGCAGGACGAGGCGGATTTGCTGGCTTTCGCTCTGGAAAACATGCAGTCCACGGCGGTGGCGGTGATTCCGGACGATGCCAGCGTGGAGATTTTAGAAGCGGGAGGCAAAGGCGCGTCGGCCGATGTGTTTGACAGGCTCTTGCGCTGGTGCCGCTCGGAGGTTTCGATTGCGCTGTTGGGGCAAGACCAGACGACCGAGGCTGACACGACCAATGCCAGCGCGCAAGCGGGTTTGCTTGTGGCCGAAGACATCCGCGACGCCGATAAACGCATGGTCGAATCGGTGATCAACGAGGCCATCGGCTGGGTCGTAGGCAGGAATTTTGACGAGGACGCGCCCCGGTTTTCGATGTGGGAGCCGCAGGACTTGGACAAAGCGCGCGCCGAGCGCGACGCGATCCTGGCGGGCATGCCAGGCGGGCCGGTGTTTACCGACGAGTATCTGATGCGCGAGTTTGGGTATGAAGAAGGCGACCTGGGCGAGCGGCCAGCGCCTACGACGGGCGGATTTGCACCTGGTGGTTTTCCGGCGTTTGCGGAAAAAGACGCTGTGCCCGCGCCCGATCAAACAGCACTGGACGAAGCCATAGACGCGCTGGCCCCTGAAGCCTTGCAAGCGCAGATGGAAACGCTGTTGCAGCCAGCGATACGCGCGGTGCGCGCAGCGAAGTCCGAATCCGAAGTTCTGGGGTTGCTGGCCGAGGCGTATCCCGAGATGTCCGAGGATGATTTGATTCAGACCATGCAGCGGCTGTTCTTTGCGGCGGACGTGTGGGGCAGGTTGTCGAACCAGGCGGGGCAGCGCTGATGGCTGCTCCTAAACCGACCCGTGCCGATTTGCAGGTCATGATGGGGATGGAGCCCAAGCGAGCGATTGAATATCTACGTCGCAAGGGTTTTGCCATTACCTGGAACTGGCACGAGATGGAAGCGGCAGCGCACGCGCGCGCCTTCACGGCTGCCAAGGCCACGAGCCTGGACATTTTGCAGGATCTCAAAAACGGTATGAAGGGTAGATCCCTGCGCGAGTACCAGAAAGAGCTTGAACCGATTTTGCGTGCCAAGGGCTGGTGGGGCAAAAAGGAAGTGCTTGATGCCGACACGGGAGAGATCACCAAGGTGCAGTTGGGCAGTCCGCGCCGCCTTCAGACCATCTACCAGACCAATATGCAGTCGGCGTATATGGCGGGCCGATACGCGGATGCGGTCGAGGCGCAGGATTCGCATCCGTATGCCATGTACATTGCGGTGCAGGATGCGTCCACGCGGCCCAGCCACGCGGCGCTGCACGGGCGGGTTTTTCGGCTGGATGATCCTGTGTGGCAACACATCTGCCCGCCCAATGGCTACGGGTGTCGGTGCCGGTTTGTCACCTTGACCGAGGCCGAAGTGAAGCGGCGCGGGCTGGTGGTGGAATCCAGCAGCGGCAAGCTGGGGACGGTGCAGGTCGCCAGCCATCGCGACCCGGAGACCGGCCAGACCGTCATGACGGATGTGACCACGGTGCGGCTGGCGTCGAGAAATGGCGAGCGGGCGGCGTTTCGGCCTGATGTCGGGTTTGATGGCGGGCCGATGGCAAGTCACATCATGGACGATGTGCTGTACGCCAAGGCGCAGCGGGCGTTGGGCGGAAAGAACGAGGCACAGGCGTTAAATGCCGTGCGCGACGTGTTGTTATCGGGCGTGCGACTGAAAGCGTGGAATGCGTTTATTGAACGTACGCTTGCACCTGATACCAAGGTCGCGGGCCAGAGTATGAGCGTGGGCGTCATGGGCGCGAAAGAGCTGGCGTTTGCGCGGGCGCAGGGTGTGGAGCTGAAAAGCGGCGTGATCTATGTGGAAGACCGCTTGATGAGCGGGGTCAAGGCGCAGCGTCACATGGATGCGGGCAATGCGTTGAGTGCCGCCGAATGGGTGAAGCTACCGCAACGATTGGCAAAACCTCAGATGGTTTTGTGGGATACCGACAAACGCAATTTCCTGTACGTGATGGACAGCGACGATGTCTCTGCTGCCAAGTTGGTAGTACGTTCAAATCGGGTGCAGACCGGGGCGGTCAAGGTAGACGACGCTGCAACGGTGTTTAAAGTGCCGCCGCACAACATTACCGATGGCATCAAAAGCGGCCTGTATCGGAAGATTCGGTAATGGAGAGTGTGGGGAATGTGAGGGGCGGGCGGTGCCGGATTCGAACCGGATAATAGACTGGCGGACGTTCAAGACGTTCTGCTAGACCTCTAACCATTCCCATTGGAAACAACCGCCCTGCCGCGTATTCTGGACATGCAGGGCGCGTATGTCAAACGAAATGTGCGAGGAAACGCGATGGCCGACAAACCGTTAATCAGCGTGCGGATGGATACGCGCGAAGTCGATGCGATGCTCGCGCGGCTGCAAAAGCTCACAGGCGATCTGTCGCCGTTGATGGTGTCGATCAAGCAGGAATTGCTGGCGCAGACCGAGGCGAATTTTGAATCGCAGGGCAGACCGGCGTGGCCCGCGCTTGCGGCCAGCACCATCAAGCAGCGGGAAAAGCGCAAGAAGTGGCCGGGGCAGATATTGCAGGTGTCAGGCACCTTGGCGCGTTCCATCATGACCGAATCGAACGAGAGATCGGCGATGGTGGGGGTAGGCAGCGAAGTACGGCACGCGGCCATCCACCAATTTGGCGGCAAGGCCGGGCGCGGGCGCAAGACAGAAATTCCCGCACGTCCCTACCTGCCTATGGTCGGTGGCCGTTTGCAGCCTGAAGCCGAGGCGGCGATTGTGCGGCTGGGAGAAGAGTACCTGCACCGCGTCGCGGTCGGCGAAAAATGATCTAACGTCAAAATCGCCCGCTGTTCGTATTTTTTGGTCTGGGACTACCTTGGGTACTGGTTCGTCGTTTGACCGCGTTTATGAACGTTTATAAACGCCTTTCTGGGGCATTTGCACCTGCCCTGTCTGCCCCTTGTCGCAAGAACGCTGCAAGGGGTTTGTTTTTTTGGG